GGAGCCAAGGCAAGTGCGCCAGCGGCTACACCAAAAACAAGACGCTTGATCATTAGAAGAATTAGCGTTTTCCCTGGCCACGGTACTTCTTTCGTCCCTTTTTGGGGCGGGAGTGTTGACCATTTCCTTGTGTGGTCCGTTTGGGTTTACCGACAACAAATGTTTGGCCGTTAAGTGACTTGGCCATCAGTACCCGTCAGTTGACTGCAGGCTTTGATATTTGAGGGCCAAACCAGTAAACAGACCATGCTGCGGATGGCTGATCATGTCGCGGCCATCAAGGAAGAACAACTCCTCAAGCCACAGCGTCCGAGCAGCCATTGCTTGCACGTCCTCGGCACCAGGTTTTGAGGCGATCATCGGGTCAGGTCGTTGCATCAGCTAGAGGCCATCAGGCCATGAGCACTCGCGAAGGCTAGGAGAGCTTCGACCTTTGCCTCAAGCTCGACGCAATACTCAAGCAATTCTGCGTTCGTCGGTGACGCCGCATCGGCGATCGTGACAGTGCCGTTAGCTGTTGGCAGCGTGCCGCTGGTTGCCGTCGTCGTGATGTCAGCAACGTGCGTGGACTGAGCCGCAGCCGTAGCACCAAAGAACCCGATGTTTGCCCCGCTGAGTTCTAGCTGCGTGGAAAGCGTGCCAGCCTTCTCAACCTTGAACTTCAGTGCGCCGTCTTCTGATTCGTCGGTGGCGTCGACAATGCTGCCCTCAATCGCGCAGTAATTCAGCTCCTCCGGCGTGCTGTTGTCGTTCTTGCCCCGGAAGAACACGGTGCTCAGAACGTCGGCATCCTGACCGGCGCTCGATGCGCCACGGCGATGGAACAGAACGATGTCACCGCCAGAGCCTGCATCGTTAGCCGTACATTCCGACTGGATCTGCGTGCCAGTTGAGCTAGTCGTCAGATGCAGCGGCTTGGTCGGCGTGGTTTCACCGATGCCGATGAACGAGCCATACAAACGCAAGCGGCTAGCAGTCGTGCCGCCTGAGGCCGTCATCAGATCAAGGACGCCATCCTCAGCACCGTCGGTGACGGTCTGAATCTGTGCGCTGACCTGGGCGTAGGCGTGCGTTGTGCCGCCAGAATTCTCACCACGGAACTCAAGGTTGCCGAGGTTGTCGCTAGCGGCAGGCGATGCGCTGTTGCGATACAGCACCAGATCCGGCGCAGTATCAAGGCCAGCATCGCTGTTCTCGATGATGACCTGATCGGTCGTGTCGCTGCCAAAGATGTGCAGCTGAGCCGCAGCCGTACCAGAACCGACCTGAAAACCAGAGGTCGTGAACTTGGCGTTGAACGTTGAGTTGTTGCTGATCGCAATCTCGTTCGCAGCCGTCCGGTAGATGCCAGACGTGGCGTTATCGCTGGCAAAGCCGATCGACGGAGCACCAACCGTGCCATCAGGCAAGGCGCGGAACATTGTTCCGTAGGTGATCTTTTTGTTCTTGTCGGCGTTGTCAGCCTCTGAGATGTCGACGACCGGGAACAGATCCCCAGACGCAGGAGCAGTTAGCTCGGTCAGAGCTGAGATTTTGCGATCAGCCAAGGGGACTTACCAGCTAGAAGGTTTGCCAGACGCCTGAGTTGGCGTGATCTGTTCAACGATGCGTGCAGCCAGTGCATCCTGAATCTCAGTGACCTTTTCAGCGCCACCAAGTTTCGCCTGCACAGCTGCCACAATGTCAGCCTCAGTCAGATCTTCAAAATCGGCCAGCTTTTTAGGACGATCAAGGCCGATGCTGCCGTAAGCGCCTGAGTTGTAGGCGTTGCCCTCAGAGTCAACCTGATCGCTGATTGCAGTCACGGTGTAATGGGCCGTGTGAGCAAAACCGTCACTGAGGTCACGATTTAGATCAGCGATTTTCCAAACGTAGGTGTTAGCCATTGATCGTTATCAGGCGGGGCCAGAGTTGGCAACAGAAGCAGCGTAAGCGGCAATCACTTCAGTTGTCCAAAGTGCTGCTGCAATGTCTTGAACTTCCTGCGCTTCACCAGTCACATCGTCACCAGGGTGAACAACGTGGCGGTGGTGATTGCGTGCCAGCTCGACACCATCTTCTTCGACCACAGTGGTGGTGCGGATTTGAATGACCTGATTAGGCAGGATTTCTTCTTTGAGTTCAGTGCGCTTGGTAATAGCCATTAGGGACGTTCTCCGAACGAGACAGGTTTAGGCGTAGTTTTGAGCCATTGCGGGCTTAGGTTTTATTCATCGGTGATATATGTTAAGTTGAGAATAGTATAGGCGTCATTATAAATTTGGTTGCCCTTTAGATTAATTCTTCCGGCGTTAGCTTCTGACGGGTAAATAAAAGAAATCCTGTCATTGTCTGATTCTGTTCTGGAATAAGTACCCTTCACGCCTCCTTTGCCGAAATCAACTGAGCCAGGTGCATACCCATTGTTTAATGAATCAAAAGGCAACCCCTGCAATACTAAAGATACAGAACTTCCAGTTCCTATGTACCCATCAGCATAACACTGAACATTTACAAGGTTTCCTATTTTTGTATATTTTGCACTTACAACGGTTATAGCAGAGTAGCCGCCGCTATACACTGCGGGCGTCCAACTGCCCTCTTCATAATCGTCGAGAGCGTTTGCAGCAGCCGTGTCGCCGTTGAATTTCAGGCCATCATTGTCAATACTGGCCTTTGTTTGCAGTGAATGAGTAGCATCTGCTGATCCTGCTGAAGCGGCAGACACATTAAAATTATGCCGCCCATTAGCAGTGTTCTGCGAATACATAACACCGTAGCCGCTAGCTATGCTTTTGCCTACATCGCTGGTGTTGTAGTAAAAATTGCTTGTAATGAACGAATCATTAGTTCTTTGAAAAAGACTGCTACTGCCAACATTTAGGCTGGAAGTAACGTTTGAGTGCATCCGTTTTGGCGTAAAATCAATGCCCACGGATCCCGCGCGGTCGATTCTGAGTCTTTCCGTCGGGCTGGTTCCATTGTCCGCTGTCGTCAGGAAAGTAATGCGCCCTGGCATATCGTTTCCTCCAGGCGCTCCATCGACTGATGCAACAATTCGTGCGGCATGGACGAAATCAGTACCATCATTTCCGTGGAAATCGATGACACCTAAGTCATCACTATCATTTACAATGGTATTAGAGCCGACGCTAGTTCCACGACTTTTTGCGAAATTTAAGTATGCACCAAGGGCATCATTTGAGTTAGTAATTTGCGCTTGACCTGAAGCAAGATAATTGGTACCTTCAATCTGATGCTGCCAGTTTTGGTTTGTGGTTTGATAGAAATTTTCACGGGGATTACTCGTCCCCAAAAGGAACCTACCACTTGAATCGATGCGTGCTGATTCACTTGTACTGCCAGATTTTCTAGTAGCAAAAACCAAATTGCCAGAGCCAGACGTGTTTCCTGTTGCTTGAATGTATGCCCTAGTTTTCTCAGCACCGCCAGAATTAGTGTTAAAAGTTAGTCGCGCATCACTATCATCAGCGGTTGCAGTATTGTGAATAATTACGCCCATGGTAGTCCCAGAGGCTGCTTCGGAAATGTGCAGCGTTTGATCGGGATCCGATTCACCAATGCCAACGCGATCAGTTCCACCCTCAACAAACAGCATGTGAGTGTTGCCGTTTGACTCCACGCGGAGGTCAACATCATTGCTGGGGTCGTTAAATACAACCTCAGAGCTGCCAATCTCAAGGCGCTCTGCACCGCCAGTAGCAATGTTCAGCTTATCTGCCGCACTTCTGAAGAAGCCCGTGTCAAGATCGACCGCAAACGCAAGGCCAGGTGCTGAGACACTGCCTTCCTCCATGAGCAGCGTGCCGTCAAGCTCACGCAGCGTGATCCATGCTGAGTTAGCCGAGTTCCTCAGCTTCAACTGGCCGGTCGTTGTATCGGCCCACCATTGATATGCGTAGGTTGTGGCTGGCGAAGTTGCGTTGCTGTTATTGCTAACGATCGCAGCGAGAGCGTTATTAAGATCTGCTCTCACGCTCGCCCCTGAGGCGTTTGAGATCACATAGTCGTGAGTTGCCATTGTTAGGAACGCTCAGAGCCGTAGCCGACCGCTTGGTACTGGAAGTTCCGATCAATCACGGCATTGCTGCTGTTCTTGAACTTCACTGTGAATCCAGTCCTAGAGATCGAAGTCACTTCATAGTAATCGCCTGACGCAAGGTTGAAAGCCGTGATGCCAATGCTCGGCGGCGTGTTGTAGAAGACGCCATCTTGGAAAAACGCATTGGTAAACGTCACCGCCTTGCCGCCTGAGTCCGTGCCAGACGCAATCACAGAGCTGGTCTCTGTCCTCAACGGCATCTTGGCCGTGAAGCCCAACTCATCCAGTAGCGGCGTTTGGTCAACGTGATCGCTGCTCAGCTCGCACTTGAATTGGAACAAGCGGCCTTGGAAGTGCCCGTTTCGTAGCGGCACCCAGTCGCCAAACACCAAGTTGCTCTCTAGTTCTTGGTTGTCGTCGTTCTCTAGCAGCAGCTTGTCGCCGTCTTCTGTCAGCTCGTCTTCTGCCGTGATGCCGGTGGTTGCAGCCCGCAGGTAAAGCTCAGCGTTCACATCGTCAGCCTCTAGGCCATCAAAGTCGGTCCAGGTGTCGATCAGTGCCGTGCGCTCGTCGATGTCGTCCGCCGGATAGGTGCCGCGCATCACCAGATGACGGCTGAACTCAATGTCGAACTGTGCGCCTAGATCCAGCGTGTTGGCAAAGAAATACTCGCCGCTGCTCTTACGGGTGCCAAGGAAGTCAAAGCTGCTCAAGGCATCAATGTCCAAAATGTCGTCGATGGTTTCGTCTCCATCGATGACCAGTGCGCCGTACTCCTCCGAGTAAAACGTGTCGTTCTTCTGCCCTTGGAACTCAGGCGTGTCGCTGTCCTCGCGATCTTCAAGGATCAGCAAACGCGGCACTGAATCCGTCAGCGTGTGAACGACCGACCGGACAGCTGAACTTTTCTTGTTCTGATCATCGATGAACCGGACGAGGTATTCACCCGACAGTTCCGGCAGGATTGCGTAGAACGTGTTGGCCTTGACGACGGTCAGTAGTGAGCTGTTCGGCCAAGTGCCGGAGCCGTCAGTCTTTGAGCTGTGTCGGATCTCAGCGTTCAGCCTGTCGCTGGTTGCGCCCAAGCCCTCTTTTGGCACAGACCAAGTGACCATCACTTGATTAGAGCGATGCGGCTCCAGCTGCACGTTCTGCGGGTCAGGTGGCAACTCTGTAACCGTTGTGCCGCCCTCGGTTGTTTGGTCTTCTTTGGGAACAACAAATGACCCAGATGTCCAGGCCGAGTTTTTGAACGTGCCGTCACGGCCAATCGCACGAATCTGGAACGTCACGGTTGAGCCAGGCTTAACGCCTTCAACCTTCAGTTCATTGGTTGTCTGCCTGACAGTTTGGAAGTTGCCGTCGCCAACCTTGTAGCGGATCTCAAAGCCGCTGATGTTGCCATCATCGTCACGCTTGAAGCCCAAGAAAACGTCGTTGACGACGTTGTTGTTTCGGCGGACCTCTTTCGTCTCAAAGGTCAGACCGCTTGGAGCTGTCGGGATCTTGTCGAACGTCGTGACCGATTGGTACTCCAGGGCATCGGCGTTGTCGGCCGTTGCGTAGATGCTGTCGTTGTGCTGTACGCCGACGATTGCAAACGTGCCATCACCGCCATCAGCGACCGAGATGCAGCGGAACTTCTGATGGGCAACGGTTGACGATTGAATCGACCAAATTGACTGAGCCAGCGGTGCTGCGCTGAACGCAGACGACACCGTGATCACAGAGCCAACAACAGTAAGAATCGTTTTGGTTTCAATCGTGCCATCGGGCAGCGTTGCGGTGAGCGTGTGACCTGCGCCACCGGGCAACGTCACCGTGATGTCTGCAGTGACCGTCGTTGTCGTGGCTGCACTGCAACGGCCAGCGATGCGTGCGCCCTGCCGCATCTCATCGGCAACAGCAAACACCTGGCCAGGCAAAACGATTGCGCCTTGCAGACCAGTTGAGAACGTGACGGTTTCGCCGTCTAGCTCCTCTGATGCCATCATCCAACGGCCCAGGCGGTACGCCTGATTGCGTGACGTGCAACCAAACGCGACGACCTCGCGGACTTGATAGCCGTACTTAGTGATCAGCGCGGCGTCTTCGACGACAACAAAGTTCGGCTTATAGAAGTTGTCGGGGTCGTTGTAGCGGACGCGGATGCTGGTGCTGCGCGTTTTAAGGGATGAACCCGTGTAGTTAAAAACGCCCTCAATGACGTTGCTGTTCGTGTAAAGGTGAACCGGATCAACAGCAGAGCCGTCGAGATTGCCGTGATCAGCAGCCAGCTGAACGGTGTTGCTGCTCCAGTAGGACATGCCACGGAACACCGAGGCGAGATCCTGCAACACGTTGTAAGCCGCTGCACGATCACCGATGACAACGTTGCAGGCGAAGCGCGGTTCTGTCGTGCCGTCTTGATTCGTGACTAACTGGTTTGCGTATTGGATCAGCGGGTAAAGGTCCGTATAGCTGATGTTGGACGTGCTGACGAAATCACCGCAGCCATAGCGGTCGTTCAGCACCATGTCGGCAAAAATGCAGACCGGGCAGGTTGTCCATGACGTGCGGGTGCTGCCGTTGAACACAACATCCTGCGTCAGGTCAAGACTGCCGTCATCGCGCACCGCAGCGTTGTGCGGGATCTGCACCAGTCGCCCTTTCACTAGGTAGGCACGAGTCGGCAGGTTGCTGAACTGCCGTGTGTTCAGCTCTAGGCCAACGCAAGCCGTGTACGGGTAGGCGCTGCGAATCTCTTGTCGCTCAATAATTGACGACCAGATCAGTTGGTTGGCTCGACCGTTTGCCAGCGGCGAGGTTTTGGGCACCTCCTCGAAGTCCGCAAACTTGACCTCGAAATGATCTTCACCGAGGTTTACTTTTTCAACCTTGATGTTCCACGGATAGCCTTCGCCTTTAGCGTCTCGCGGCAACTCAATAACAGGCGTTTTGATCTGATAGTCCGTCAGAGCAATGCCTGTAATCGTCTTGTCAAAAACAACATTGTAGGCAGCGCCCTGAGCCTGCACTGACACGCGAATCTGCAGGCTGCCATTGAACGGCTGCCCCTTCGCCAAACCTTCAACAGCAGTTGAAAGCAAGCGCGGGATCGTAAACAACAGCTGCACCGAGTCAACTTCTGAATCGGTGATCTGCCTGATGACAGTGCCGGAGCCGTAGTCTCGTGCGGTTACCTCATCGCTGTCGTTGACTGTTTCCGAATAGTTTTGCCCAACTTGAACTGCAACGCCTGTGATTGTCGTTGTTGCGTTGCCTGCTTGCAGTAAGCGTGTTTGCCTGCGTCCTCCGAGGCGGTAGTCAACGTCTACATCTTCAGTTGGAAAGTTTGCATCGTTGCCGGTGAATAGTGGAGTTTCGTCAAGAAAGATCTGCTCATTGATGGCATCAAAACCCTCGATCGGGCCTTCGCACAGCAGGTCAACAAGCCGAACGCTAGAGGTCGAGTTAAGTGCCATGTTTAACCAAAGCTAGGGTTGAAACCGTGCCGAATCCGCATAGTGGTGCTGCTGCTTACAGAGGCATCCAAGATAGTTACATCTAGATTGTAAAAATCAATGTTTGAACCTTTGTTGGGATCAAACTTGTGATAGTACCTATAAGAGCTTGTTGATAGTCCTTGAATCGTAAAAGATTCTCTTGCGTGGATGTTGTCAGTGCCTTGCCTGCGTGACTCAATCATGTATGAAATAAACCCATCGGTTTTTGTTGTGCCCGGACCACTCACTTCGCGGAACAAATTTACGACCTCAAGGACTACAAAGTAAGTGTCAGGGCTTTTTGTTGGTCCTTCAGTGAACTCAAGGCGAAAATTGTTTGCAGCAGTCAGCTTGTCGTCTTTCTTGGGTGCTGTGAATACGTCTGCTGTTGATGATCTATTGAGCTGAAAGTGAACAAAGTTCCAGCGGGCCATGCCGTCACGCCGCGTGCCCAGCTCTAGCTTGTTGCCGTTGACCGTGACCGTATCGTTGCTCGGCGTTCTGGTTGCTTTCTTGATCGGATCAGATTCGTCAGCCACGTCAACATCCGCCGAGATGACGTGCGAGCCGATCAGCACCCTGCCGTAGGCAACCGGGATGGTTGCGCCAACGCCGACGGTGTTTTGTGCTCCGAGGTAGGCGTAAGACTGCTGACCGTCAAACCCACGATTGACTGACTCTGGCCGCGTTGCCCGAAACTCGCCCCTTGTGCCGACGCCACCAACACCTAAATCAGGCTGCGGCGACAACATTTGCGTCACACTGCCCAGCACCAACGTTGCACCGATCGTTCCAATAGCAGATGAAGCCGCCGCGCCAAGTGTGAAGCCTGTAGCACTTGTAATTGCGCCTGAACCGCCAATGCCTAAAAAACCGCCTGCTGCCGGTGCAAATACAATCGCAGCTGCAATTAGGCCAATACCAAGCAAAGCCCGCCCAAAATCCTCCTCACCGACCAGCACAGGTGTGACAATTAAATCGTTCTGACCAATCGGCAGATGTAGATCATCGAGATTGAGATCAACGCCAGCTTGTAGAACCCGATAACCGACGCCAACTTCATGTGCTGAGATCAGCTCAGCTTGAAAAGACGGATAGTTGATGCACAGCAGCTTGATGGCATCAGCAGGCGTGCGAAGGTTCCGATAGACGTGTTCAGCGCCATACCGCTCGCCTAAATCACCCAGCAGTCGGACGACTTGCTGCATATCGGAAGACCGCCGCGACCCTTGCCAAATAGTATCTGCTCAAAGGCACCACCGCACTTAGCGAGTCACGCTGCTGGTGCAGGATCCGCTCATCAGGCAAAAGAATCGCGGCGTGCATCGGCGTGCGCGTTGCCATTCTCATGATCAACACATCGCCAGGTTGGCGGGTTTGTAGCGTCACCGCCTCGAATCCCTGCAACGGCATTTCCTTCAGAAAAATGCTTTCGCAAGTCTCTGTGCTTTTTGGCCGTTCGTAATCCGGCAGCTCAACCCCTTGCAACTTGAACCAATCGCGCACCAACGTGAAGCAATCGGCCTTGCCGTATTCCCACTGACGGCCGATCAGGGATCGATAGTCAACCATTCGTTTTGAGGCATACGAAAAATGTGCCAGGGCACAGAACCCTGGCTGCACACAGCCTGATCTGATTCACTTGCTGGTCCACCTTGCGGATGCGAGTGAACGACCGCTTCAACTTTGCCCATCATTGCCGCGACGGCGAAATCACGAGGCTCCAGCACAAACGTATTTTCCGGCGCATCTGCTGCGTTGCGGCACGGCCAATACTGACCGTTGACAACGAGGCCACACGATTCGCGTGGGTAAGACCGTGCAGCGTGCGCCTCAGCATCACATCTGAAGTCGGGCACCTGGGAAGCCTCCGAACGGTAAATCTCCCTCAGGGAAGCGCAGCGTGCAGCTGGTGTAACGCTTGCCGCAAACATCGTTAGCTTCAGTCGTCGGGTTGTTGTTTATGTCGAAATAGTTGGTGCCTTTGTAGCCGCAGGTGCTTTCCTCTCGATAGACCCACGGGCAATACTCCATCACTTGACGACGTGGCAGCGCAACGTTTATCAAATCAAGTTTGCTTGACAGCTCAAACTCGACGAGCTGCGGATTTTCGTTTGCTACTCGGTCGATGTAATAAATCTGATCTTCAAACTTGGCCGTAGGGTCAGCCGTGGCGTTAGTGCCGCCCGTAAAGTTCACAGCATCCAAGAACTTCTTGCAGGTTTGAATCCGCGTGACCTTTGCCTGCAGCGGGTTGTAAACGAGGAGCAGTGCCGAAATAGCGTTGCCGGTGTTGCCAATCCGCATTGATGGCCGTGGCAAGACACCTTTAGAAGAGGCTTGGAACCCGTCAACCTCAATAGCTGTGGCTGTGTATTCCTGACCGGCAAAAGTTACGTTAGCGGTCAGCTCGTTCGTACCAGCGTGGTAGTAATACGTCTGATCGATGCCGTTCACGGCCTCCGTTAGTTCCAGCTGAAACAGCTCGATGATTGCCGACGGCTCAAGCGACTGCAGCTGCTCTTGAATCGACTGCGGCGTGCTCATGCTTCAAATACCTGCTCAAAGGTTGTAGTCAGCTGAACGCGACCTTTCGTTGTCATCGTCTTGTTCCAGGCTCTGCAGCGGACCTTGATGCTGCTGCTTTCACCCGGCGGCGTGAAAGTGAACTTCTCAGTACCGCCACGGGCATCCAAGAACGTCTCAACGGTGTCTGATTCCGACTCAGACAGGTTGTAGGTCAGGCTGAACGACTTCGGATTTTGATTGATGCCAAGGCTGCCGACCTGTTCGTAGCCACTGCCAAAGCGAGCCGTGCGAGTAATCGGCTGGCTGGCCTTTGTCGTGCCGTATGCGGGCTGCAGGTTGACGGATGAATCCCAACTAGCGGTCATCGGCTCAAGAGTCCTCCAGGTCGCTGTTGCTTGATTATCTCGCCCTGAACAGCAGCACCGATAAGAGCACCAAGCTGACGGGACGAACCTTCATCGCCTTGCACGCTACTGCCGCTTGCATCGACGTTCACGACGACGTTTGCGCCGCCAAAGCCACCGTTAGGGACGATGGTGCCAGCACGATCAGGAACGAACAGCTCAGG